GCGATATGCAAGCACAATACATGTTTACTACTGAACTAGATCCAACAGTCCCATCAACTACAACTGGCGCTGCTGGAGTTAGCAATGATTTAGCAAAACAAACAACCAGAAACGGTATTATTAAAAACTTTATGTCAACAACATATTTGACTGAAACTGCAGTCAATGATTTAAAGTCAACTCAAGCAGGCACAATGCAGTCATCGGCCTTAGTTATGAACGGTCCGTCTTTTAAAACTACAGAAACACCGCTTAATTTTGTTTCTTATGTTTATAAAAATCTAGACGATGCATATAGATTATTTGGAACAAGATTGCGTATTATTGGAAAAATTGAAAACAATGAAAACCGTGCTCAGACTCCTATTGGTAGCACATCATACTATCAAGTTACTGGGGCATTGCCAAATCAAAATATTAGCATAGGCGGAGGATCAGGTGGCCTAGCCGTATTGCTTAATCCAGAAACAAATAACGGATATTATTTTGAAATTGTAGCAATGACAGAAGATAATATTGAATTATACATTACTACAGACAATGCTGGAAATCCAAACATATCAATTAACAATGTTGTATTTTATAAAATTAAAAAAGACTCCTCAAACAACGATGCAATTCCTGTAAAACTTTGGGGAGGATTGGCCAACATAATTGTTGACGATGGAAGATTTACTGGTCAATATAGAATGGCTGGCGAAGAAAATTCAACGGTATACGATTTATCAGTAGAATATGAAGACATTGGAACCACTCGCAGATTTTACCTATATATTAATAATAAGTTAATTCAGATAGTTGATGACACAGATCCTCTTCCAATCTATAACAACATGGCACCATTTGTTCGTGGATCTTCTAGAGTAATGTTTGAAAATGTTTATGCCCTTGCAGAAAATTATTCACAAAACACAGTGTTTACTGTTGGAGAAACTTTATCTAGTGCTTTTGGAGATAAAAGTATTGATGCTAACGAATCATTTCGTAAATATGCAATGAGTGGAATTATTCAGGCTACATATCTTACAGGAATAAGTTCTGAGCAACCACCAAAATATAATATGTATTTTGATGAGTTTGGAACGATTATGCGTGAATGTGCATATTTTGATATCAAGTATGACAGGTCTTATCCAGCGCTCTATGCACAACTATCTCCCACTTTAAACAGAATCAAAGGATACACGGTATCTGGTTTTCAGGCAGACTCTTATGGAGCAGAATTCTTGATATTTAATGCAACAGATACTGCTCTTAATTTAGATGAAACAACTGGCAACTATCTTAGAATTCAAGGTATTACATTTACACAAGATACTAGTTATGAACTAACAGTAGATGAGTATTTTAGAAAAACAAGCAATCTATCAAACCCACAACTTCAGGGTAGTGCAATTGTTACATCATCTCTTGTAGAAAAAGCAAAATATGATGAAATTAAACAAAGCAGAATGATATATGGAAAAAGTGAGTTTGCGATTGAGAGTCCATATATACAAAGCGAAGATGATGCACAACAACTAATGGGATGGATTATTAACAAGGTTATGGTTCCTAAAAAAGCGGTAGGAATAAATATGTTTTCTATTCCAACTTTACAACTTGGAGATATAGTAACTATTGATTACAAGGATACTACTAGCCTTGATCTTGTTGCTCCAACATCGGATAGGTTTGTAATATATAATATTAAGTATGGAAGAAATATAGATGGCCCAAGCATGACTATATATTTGAGCGAGGTTTAAAATGTCAGAAAATACATCAGTATCACCATTGCCAATGACTCCAAATAATGCTGGACTCAATATAAATGCTTTTGCTGTTAACCCAGTTTTGACTGCTCCAATAGATACAATTCTTTTTAATGAAGAGGCAACGCCAGTAGAGGTTATGGCAGACATCTTGTTTGAAAATATTGGTGGACAAGAATTAATTAATATTGCTAGAAATGATACAGTAAATGGTCAAACTGTTATTTATCAGCCTATTAAAAACCTATCAACAATTCAGCAACAATATAACCCTAATAATATTGTTAGTCTTCAGTCTACCTCAGATAAATATTTCCAAAACTTTTCTATTAAGTTTGACACAAAGGTTCCTAATGTTGGCAATGGGCCTAACGGAGAGCACGTTTATATAGATACAGATAATGGCGGACTGGTTATTGAGGTTGTTAATATTGAGGATGGCGAACAAGTACAGGTAGAAATAACCACAAGTGGTACAATATATGAGGCGGAATTATGATAACAAATACTGGACAGGCTATTATTGGTAAGTACCTTCTTGGGCAGGCACCTGCCTACGCCTCTTATATAGCCGTAGGATGCGGCGCACAGCCCTTAGCAACTGCTGATCCATATGGAGACTACTCCGCAAAAGAGAATCTTGATTTTGAGATGTTTAGGGTTCCAATTTCTTCAAGAGGTTTCGTAAATGATGGCGGTACAGAAAAATTAGTCCTAACAGCAGAATTACCAACAGAAGAAAGATACGAAATAACAGAAATAGGATTATATTCAGCAGGGTCAAATCCATCTGCTGGAGCCTATGACAGCAAGACTGTTTTTGCTTTTACACAGGGAGAAAACTGGCAATATCATGATCAGTCATCTGCATCTGTTATTCCTACAATTACAGAACCATTAGATGATCCTAATGATGATAACATCATTGCTACCGCAGATCCAGTATTTCAGACAAATGCTGATAACTCTATATTTTTTAAATCTCCAAGAACAACAAGATATGAGCGCTGTAGATTTTTAAATAATATGATTTTAGTTGTTGGAGATGATGCAGATCTTACCATTGACCCGTCAACAGGAAGTTCTGGTGGACACTTTTATATTGAACCAGGATCTAATCATATTCATTTAACTGGTGCTGATGTAGATTTTTCAAAGAATGCTCCAACAGATGAATTAAGACTTGCTTTTTCTATTATAAGTAAAGATGGAGATTCTGGTGCTGTTCCAGATACCGTTCGTATTTTGGTTGAGTTTGCATCAACAGACGCTGAGAATGCTGGAGAGTATGCTCGCCTTGAAATTGAACTAGACAACGGATCTGGTACTGGCGGAACATACGATTTTGAAGAAAACAGATATTATGTTATTACAGAGCAATTACAAAATCTTTATATGACTACTGGTTTTACTTGGGATGCTGTAACTGTTGTTAAGATTTATACATCTATCCAAAACTCAGATGTTCCAACGGGAGATTATTATATAGCATACGATGCTTTAAGATTAGAAAATGTTTCTACTATTAACCCACTTTATGGACTAACTGGGTATTCTGTTATCAAAAATACAAATGCAGAAACTGTTATTAAAAACCCAAACACCAGCAACTATATTGAATTTAGATTTACTGTCGGAGTTTCATAATGGCAGATCCAGGTATTAAAAAATACCGTCAAGCATATGCTGACCTTCCGCCAATCAGCAGTGAAACTGAAGGGTATTCACTAAGATATAGAATTATTTCTGAAGACAGAAACAGAGTTTCTCATTGGTCGCCAGTTTATCTTCTTGTGCCAGAGTATACCTATGTTCCTGGAACAATTGAATATAATAGCGCAAATCAAGTAGCAAGTTTTACATGGGATCCAGTTATAGTTTTAAAAGATAAAACAACAGTTTCTGATATTACAAATAAACAGTTAACTAGTGATTTAGCAACTCTAACAACTACCGATGCTCATTATATGAATGTAGATGATTGGGTAACTGTAGAGGGTGTAGACGCTACTTTCAACGGTACATATAAAATAAATGCTGTAACTACAAACACCTTTACATATTATAAAGATCATGGAAATATTGGATTTTCGGCAGTAAGTCCTGCGGGAACATATAAAACTAATTCATTAGTTGCAAACGCTACAGGATATGATATTTGGTTACGCTGGGATAGAAATGATAGCGGAGACTGGGCATATAAAGAAAGAATTCAAACAACATCAATATCTTATCCACATGTTTCTTTTTATACTATCAATGGAGTAGTACAGCCACAGGCTCCTAATAAACTTAGCATTGAAATATATTTAACAGGACAGCCAGTTGTAAGAGCAGATGGCGCTGCTGGCACACCATTTTTAAAAGTATACAGGATGCTCAACGAAACGATCTAGTGATATAATGGAGATATATGGCTAAAGTACCGCTACCAGAACGAGGACAACCCTTAGATGTTACGTACATCTATCAGTTGGCTGATACTATAAATGATATTTCAACACAGGTTTCATCAGCAACCTATAATTATACGACAGTAGACACTACTAGCGCTGGTAAGCAGAGTATTAAAACATCAGAGGCTAGGATCGTAGGCGGTATTGTAGATGTAGCAAACAACTCTACTGTAAGCGCTGGTAACGAAAAGACATTTGCATACGACTTTCCATCAGACTTTAAGTATGCTCCAATCGCTACCGCAACTGCTTTAAATACTGGTAATACGCCAGCAGGTCAAAATGTTACAGTTATTTTAAAATCTGTAACTACATCAAGAGTAGAGGGAATTGTTAGATTCGGTGCTTCTGGAGATTTATCTCTGGCTGTACATCTAATTGTTATTGGCATTCCTAATTAAGGGGAATAGATTAAATGATTCATTGCAGAAGATGCAAGGGTAGAATGTTTGTTGACAGACAGTACTCTAGCACTATACACCTAGAGACATACTGCATCTGTTGCGGAAGTAGAAATTTTTATCATCCGCCTTCTGATAGCAGGGAGGGTGTATGGCTTTTAAACCAAGAAAACTTGAAAGCAAAAACTACAATAGTGAGCCTGTAATCAAGGGTAACCAAAATATTTGGTTTTTAAATAACAACCTTGTAAGACTGCATCATAGTTCAAGATCAACTGGAATGGTTACTGTTTACAATATTACTAAAGATAGATTAGAAACTTGTTTAAGATCTGACTTTAGGCGTAATAGAGAAAGAGCCTACACTGTATCAGAAACTGCACGACTTGTCAATAGGCATCGTAAATATTTTCCATCTTTAATTAAACGAGGAGTTATTCCACCGCCAGTAGGTGCACAAGTTGACGGTACTAGAGGATGGCAAATAAGAGCATACTACTCTGAGTCGCAATTAAAAGAGATACGTGATATACTGGCAAGTATACATATGGGTAGACCAAGAAGAGATAATTTAATAACAAATAGTATAACGCCTACAAATCAAGAGTTGACACGAAGAATGGGCGATGGTATACTTACATATACAAAAACTGAAGATGGCAGGTTTATACCTGTTTGGACAGAGAGCATTAATTAGCCTTTTGAAGGAGGCAGTGGTGGAACAAAGAAATGAAACAAAGGTATCTGCAACACTTGGATACACTCTTAATCTAGGCAACTTTCAATCTTTACGAGTTGACCTTGGAGTAGTTGATACAGTTCGTGATGGCGAAACTACAAACGAGGCAATGAATCGTGTATACGATTTTGTTGAAGCGAAGGTTGTTGAAAAAGTACAGGAAGCAAGAGAAGCAATAACTGAGGAGTAATCGTGGCTGATCGCAAAGACCGTATGG